CAGGAGGAAGTGTGGGGTCGATAGCTGCGCCTAGGCTGCCCCGCACATAGGAGGTGCCGTTGCCGTCGTCCGGGTCCCATCCGAGGTGGATGTCGTACCGAACACCATTCACCTCCCGGGTCAATAGCTCGAAGCTGAAGTGAATGGTGCCTATGTCACAGGTGAACGGGTCGGCGCCTATTATTGGATGGTCGACATACACCTGGCCGCCTTGGGTGTCGAGGTACTGGTTCTCCAGTTTCGACAGCTCAATGGCTACCTGCGTCTGGTCGTGGTTGTCACGGTAGACTGTCCCTATGCCTGGAATGCCTGTTCCCGGGTCTCTGAGGCGCCTACAAGAGGCCGGATCGTTCCGGAAGACATACCACACCCCGTACGGATACTGGCCCTGCCATACGCCTGCCGCGGAATTGGCGAACAACGGGGACTTACCATCGAGCACACGGGCGCATTTCTGGTCGGCCCGTGAATAGAGGCTATTCAGGTTTCGGGCCGTGAACATCCGGTCGTTCCGGCTGGTGGCGAATGGCATGGGTCAATAGAACCAAGACTCCTCGGCGGTCTGGGTGACGGCCGGCTGCGTCTTCAGCACCGTGCCGTTGGCATTCTGCTCCACACGCTGACCTGGGCCGGCGACGAGCTGCACCCGTCGCACGGCCTCGATCAGTTGATTGATGGCTCGGGCATGGTCTGCCTTGAGACCGCGCTCCGATAGCTTGGCTGGCAGTTGTACGGACATAGATTACAGCTCGCAGAATTGAACCATGATCTTGACCGTGCCGGCGCTGGATTTGACCAGTGTGGTCCAGCCTGAGTCGATACGCGGCAAGAGGCAGAACTCGCCAGGCGCAATTCGGATGGGCCAGACGATATTCGGCGTGATTACTGCGTCGTAACCTCCGACAAAGACGCTGTTGATGGTGTCCAGGTTGCGGATCAACACGCGGTAAGGTGCAGAAAGGTCGGCTGTCAGGTCGAGCGCCTCGGAACCTGTGCCGACGTCCTGGGTTTGTTGACCCATGTCGGTGCCGGTCATGTTGGCCGTCACCGTGTAGGTCGTGCCGTCGATAGTGGCCCCGCCCTTGGCTGCGTACAGGCGGGCCGACATTTGGACTTCGTTTGCCATGGCGGGTGGTTCGTTAGATTTCGCAGAAGGTGGCCTGCACGGTCACCGGGGCGGTGTCGGCTCGGAAGTAGAGCGTTTGGCCCGAGGCAACGTAAGGGATCAGCATGGTCTCACCGGCCGGGATGCGCATGGTGTAGGTGCCGCTGACGAAACCCAGGTCGACGAAGTTGGTGGCGTCCAAGTTACTCACCAGGAGCTTGTATGGTGCTGTGACATCGACAGGCACATCCAAGGCCTCGACGGTGGTGCCGATCACTTGGGTCTGTGAGCCCATGTCGGTCCCGGACATGGTCACGCTCTTGGTGTAGGTGACGCTGGGGAGGTAGGCGCCGCCCTTGGCTGCGTACAGCCGGGCCGTCATCTGGATTTCGTCTGCCATAGATTGTGTGGGTGTTGGTGGTTAGGGTTTAGAGTATCGGGTAAATGTCGGTGTCGTATGGTGCGAACGTCCAGGAGATGTTCTGTTCCACCATGTTGGTCTTCGTTACCAAGCTCGACGAATAGTTGGTCTGCTTCCAGCCCCAGGTCGTGCCGGAAGGCGCCAGAACCTTTCCTGTCCTTGGATCGGTTGGGACAGCCGGCAGCATCGAATAAACCGAGAACGGCAGGTTCCAGGCGACGATGAAGCTGGCCGGTGTGTAGACAGGCGGGATGCCTTGTGGAACTTGAGGAAGGCCGAGGCTTCCTGAGAACATTGCCACACGGCTCAAACTGATTCGTCCGACCGGGAAGGAATCTTCGCCGCGGGTGAGCTTTTCCCAGACTCGTTTCGCCACCGGTTTGTCGTCCCAATAGGTGATGAACTCTCCGTTTTCCTTGATGCTGGTGAGATAAACGCCGGCTTTTACAGCGTCCTCGATGGCCAGCTTGTAGCCTGCTGGATTTCCAGTCTTCTCGGCTTCGGCCACAACGGCAGGCAAAGCGAACACAGAAACGTCGACGTAATCAGTCCTGAACTCGTAGCGGATTTCCGGTGTCTCCTGGCCGGCAACCGGGATGGTTGCGGCGTCTATCGGGTCGCCAGGATCGGCTGTCTGGCCTGAAAAGATAACAGTTGCCGATGCATAGGGACCATCCTCAACGGTGCTGTATTTGGCGCCGATGTTCGACCAGCCGAGTGTAGCAAGCCGGATGGCATCCTTGGTGCCGCGGTATTCGATCGTCCACACCGGCCCGGTGCCTGAGCCAGACTGGTCGAACCTGCGGCTTACCTCGATGTATCCTGGAAAGTCTGCCAGCTCTGGAGCTTGGTGGATCGTTGCCATGTTATTCGGAAACGGCGTCGGCCGTCTTCTTGGTGTTTTTGGAGATGTCCCGGATGTCCTGAGCCTGAGTCTTCACCGATCCAAAGTATTTGTCCAAGTTCGATTGGAACGAAGTGAACCCACCGGTTCTAGCCAAGGCGTCAGTCGGTTGGATCATGAGGCCTTTTTCTGAAAGCGATGATGTGCTTTCTTCAGCCTTGCCCTTCATCGACAGCCGTTTGGCCCTGTCTTCACGCCTCTTTACGATGGCAGCGTCTTGTTCTTCAAGTGAAGAGATGAATGACTGGGTGAACTGTCTGCCCATGTGATTCATCAGTTCCTCGCTCTTCATGTCCCTGCCCCCTTCAGGGGTGTTTGTGGCCATAAAAAAGCCATGAATACCGGCAACAGTGGCCTCCAGGTATTTCATGAACGGCTTCACGACATAGGCAATCACAGAAGCCCCGAACGACATGAAGACGGATTTCAGTGTGTCTATTCTGTCGGCAACGTCGTCGAGCGCGTCTACCACATCGGTGTCGATCACAATACCAAGGTCTCGGGCCTGTTGCGCTGCATCGGTTAAGCCACTGACCATGGCTGGGATTAATGCGCCAGCACCTTTTCCTGCGAGCTCTCTGAATGGGCCGATAAGTTTTTGAGGGTCGATTCCTGCGGCAAACGGTTCTCCAAGTGCCTTGAACAAGTCCTCTGCTCCAAGGCTGCGTATTGTCTCCATTGAGATTCCCATCTTCTTGAAGTTCTCGATGGTTTTCTCGTCGCCGCTCAAGGCCTTCATCCGGGCAATGGACAGCTTTTCAACAGCTCCAGCCACGTCCTCAATGCTGGCGCCGCTTAACTTTGCGGCGAACTGCATTTCCTGCAGGAACTCGGCTGACACACCGAGGCGCGCTGAAAGGTCGGAAATCTGTCCAGCGGCATCCACAATCGACAGTCCGAACTGGGCTATTTTGTCGACCGCAAACATGGCAGCAAGAGTGCCTGTGACCTCCCTACCGACGCCCTTGGCCATCGACTGGGACTTCTTCAGTCCCGACTCGAAGTTGGTGCCGTCGAGACCTAGTTTTGCGATCAGTGAGAAGATGGCCATGGTGTCAGTTTTTCTTAGCTTCCTGCTGCTTCACCCAACGCCACAAGGCTTCATCCTTCGGGCTCCACAGCTCGACATCGCCATGGCTTTCAGCTCGCGCCAGGACAAGGCGCTCGGCATCGCCGATAGGCATGGCTAGCACAGTGTCCTCCTCCAGCCCGATCTCAAGGCAACAGGCCAGCATACGCTCTGGCCACGGCATCGAGAGCTGCCTGGTGTTGCCCTGCTTCATGAGGATTTCCGGAGCTGTCGACTGGCCGGACATCCATTCGTTCCACTTGTCGAGTTCTGCCTCAAAAGACAGGTTCCTGACTTTCCATGTCCACAGCTTCAAAGCCATGTTCCGGAAAGGCGATTGAAGCGTCTTCATCGATTCCCGGATGGGTTGGGAACAGATGAGCACCGCAGCCATGAGGTCAGCGCGGCTGATAGGGCCGCCGATAGCCATGGGTGATCCGATGCGGTGAAGCACTATTGAATGCCCCACCGAATACGGCAACAGCCGGAGCCCCATGACCACAGGACATGGGCTCGACGTGGCGTTCAGGATGTCAGCCAGTTGGCTCACAGGCTGGTCGCGGTGCCGGTCACGGTGATGTTGGTGTACCGCTTCAGCGTAAGAGTGCCAGTGGCCTTGCCGGTGGAAGTGGTCTTGATCGAACCTCCTCCGGCATAAATCCAACGGCCGCCAGGAGTCGGAGAACCGGCGCCAGGAGCGTTGATTGAATCGGTGAACTTGCCGGCGCGGATCACCGGGGCTCCACTGATCACGCAGGTGCCGTTGACGTTTGGAAGCTGGGCCGACAACAGCGCGTTGGCCACGCTGGTCGTGTTGGCCGGAATGAAGTTGACGGTAAGCGTGAGGCGGTCGTTGTAGCCGATGTGGCCGACAACCTCGCCGGAGCTGTTCCGAACTTCTTCGGTGTCGGCCTCGTGCGTGATGTCGTACGATTCCATATCGGGTGAGACGTACCCGGTGAGAACAACGGAACCATCCGAGTCGTAAAGAGCCAGGGTTGCCGGTGAACCGAAAATGTATTTGCTGCCTTGTGATGTAGCCATGTGTGGTTTGGGTTAGGTGGTTGCTGAACAGTAAAGCGTGAACGTCCTAGCGAAGTTCCTGGAACGGTTGGAGATGGTGTTGCCACCAAAGTCGTTGGGAACGGCGAACTGGGCGGTGAATGGGCCGGACTCGTTTTCCGAGGTGGCATTCAGGATCGAGGCGCCTCCATCGTCGAACAATGGTTCGAGCAAGTTGTCGAGCACTTGCATTGAAGTCAGAATCTGGGATTCGCTGGTGTCGTCCGCTGAGAACTGGAACTCCACTGAGATGTCGACTTCGCAGGTAGTGTCGAAACGCTGCACCGGTCTCGTCGAGCTGGCCTGCACCACAATAGGCAGGTCCGGCATGGTATCCTCCTCGTCGGGGTCGGTGTAGAGGCCGTGGCTGTAGGAAGTCAGGCAGGTCGGCACGCCGGCGCCCGAGGCAGACCAGTCGGCGGCGGTCAGGTAATCCACCAAGGCCCTTTCAGCTCTGAGTGCGACGGCATTCATTTGATGTCGATGCCATTGTCCACCAAGACCTTGCCGTTGGCTAGGACTGCCGCGGTCATGTGGTTGGTGATTTCGGTGGTCTCGTCGTCGAGAGCCCTTTGCATGGCTGCATCGTAGATCGACTGCACCCGGCCGTGCTGGTTGTCAGCAATTCCGACAGACATGAAAACAGAGGCCTCCGGGTTCCATCCTGGCGCAGCCTGAGTGCCGCGGGCTTTTGTTCCCTTGTGAACGGCCACGTTCTCCTCTGGCAAGCCGTATTGATTCGCCATTGCCAAGAGTGCGGCGTTGGTTGCCTTCGGCTCCTTGTAGCCAGGTGGCTTCACCAAAGGCACCCACTTGGGCTTCTTGTACTGGGTGAACCCCCGGTTGTAGAGGCGGATGGCCTTAACCACACCGGAGCGGAGGTAACCAACCGAACCGATGGCTTTCCGGTAGATTGCAGAGGCTGCGTCCTTCATGGCCTTGCCATAGAGACCGCGGCGCCCGGCTGCACGTTCCTTTGCCTGTGCGATCAGGTGAACCCGGCGCAATAGGCGGGAGAGTCCGATGCGTTTGCCTGTCTTCTTCGACTTCCGGTTGATGTCTCCAAGCGGCTTCTTCAGGTAGTCGCCGATGCGCGCCCGCTCTGCATTCGGGCTCTTTGGCGGCACCAGGACGAACAGCCGGACCATGAGGTAAAACATCCGTGAGTTAACGGCCTTGTGAAGGTCGCGCTCGGTGCTCAACAGGTACGCCTTCATGGCCGCGTCAAAACGGCTTGTGTCGACGTTCATGTAGACGCCCTGCCTCATTTTGTCTTGGCTCCGAGTTCGAGGCTGTAATAGGCGCCAGAAGCGTCTACGCGGCAGGACATGATGCGGAGCGTCCGGCCTTGATAGACCAGCGTGCGCCCGACAACCGGACGGGGCTTGCAGAATGTAAGAGCGATTCGGTCGGTGTTCTCCTGGAGAACGAAACCGGTGTCCTCGCGTTGCAACCGGGAGAACGTGGTGCCCTGGTCGAGCGTGTAAAGCGTCGAGTCCATTGAGACCAGCGTGCTGTCACAGGTCTTCCAGTCGGAGAACATGACCAGAATGCGGGAGGTCACGTTATCCTGGAAACCGCCGGAGATGGGAACATTGGCGTCATTGATCGACGCCGGGATGCATCGGATCGACGAGCCTTCCCAGATGAACATGGGCGCCCCCAGCATTTGCTGGAGCACCGCCATCCCCTGCTGAAGGCTGGAACCGATTGTGGTCATGTTAGGCGGTGAAGTAGACGCCGGAAACCATGATGCGGCTGGTGGCCTGTAGATGGCCAGCAAGGCTGGAGATGTCGCCGGTGTCGTAGACGCTCAATTCGCAGTAGGACGTGCCTCCGACGATCTTGCCGATGACAGCGGTCTTTGCCTGCGTGGTTGCGTTGTCGAGCCAGATGGAGACCGTGGCGTCGTATGTAGCGGGGTCCGGAAGGCTGAGTCGAAGATTGCCTGTTGCTGCACCGGTCACCGAGTTGACGGTCAGGTCCGCGGTAAACGTGCTCACAAACCCGATTGAGGTGTGGCGCGCGGTGTTGACGGTGAAAGAGAACGTCCGGCCGCCGCCGGAGTCGGTCAGCGTAGGCACCCAGGTCGACGGGGCCGTCATTGGCAGTGCGGCGTAGATCTCGTCGAAGTTGTCGTTCAGCTTCTGGCCGGCGCCCCGGAGCGTGTCCCCGGTGTTGTCGTTGGCGATTGTGCCGATGTTGATAGTTTGCTGAGCCATGATCAGTTCTTTGGTAAAACGTACCATCCGGCAGGAAGAGTCACCTTGGACGGCCCCACCAGCTTCTTGTCCTTGTCAAATCCGTAGACGCTGGCCTGCACAGGCGCAGCGATCATCACCGGGTCACCGTGCGGCACCATCACCACCTTGGTTACCTGGCAACCCAGGCAGATCGGCAACACGATCAGCCAGATCAGCCTTGAGCTGCTCAGGTGCTTTGCCGTGTTGGACATCGGTGGGTGGTGTTTCGCGGAACCAGTCGAGCAGGGCCTTGAGTATCTGGTAAATCCAGTTCACTCGGGCTTCTTGATCTCCAGCTTCTCGGTGGCGTCCTTGGCCATGATCAGGCCGAAGCCGGCAGTCACCGCGGCAATGGTCGAGGCGAGGTCGATGTTGGTGCTGGGATCGCCGTCGAAGAGAGCTTTGAGAGCGCCGCCAATGGCAACGAGGATGGCGCCGATACCGGCCAGCGTGGTCTTGGTGTTTTTCATTTCTTGAAGAAGAGCTTGTAGGCGCCGTACAGCGCACAGATCAGACCAACCACAGCAGTCGCCAGGCGGACCCAATCGGTCAGCACCGGGATGAACGATGCCGCGGTAGCACCGGCAGCGGCTGCAAGTGAGATGATCGGTCCGTTGGTTCCTGCGTGGTTGGTCGCGTCCATGAGTTACTCGGGCTTATGTTGTGCGGCAGCAGCTTCGAGGATGTCCACCAGCGGCAGGCCGACCTTCATGTTGTTGACGTTGCCGGCCTTCATGCCAATGACAAGCAGCTCATAGAGCTGGTTGAATTGTTGAGGAGTGAGTTCGATCTTGATCATGCGACGGGAGCTTCGATCACCGGAGCAGGAGGAGCAACAACAACCGGCGGCAACCACGGCAGCGGAGGAGCGACAACCGGAGGATTCACCTGATCGGCAATCTGCTGCGTCACGTTCGCTTCAATCGCGCTCTGATCGACGCCATTGGAATAGCACCACCCCAGCACCTGCTGCTCGGTCAGATCAGGATACGGCGTGAACGATCCGCTCGGAGGCGCGAACGACGCGCTGCCGTAGCAGGTGCCGCTGTAGGTGCCATCGGTGCCGTTGCAACGCCAGTCGGCGGTGATGACGACATCGGTGAGCGAGCCTTCGGTCGGTTTGACCAGCAGGCGTTCGATGATCCAAGAGATGGTAATCATGGTGGTAGTAGATTAGTTGGCAGCAACCCAAGAACCGCCGCTGTAGAAGTACAGCTTGTTGTTAGTGGTATCGACAACCAAAGGAACTCGACCAGTCTGAGCGGTGGGAGTTCCGGTAGGAGTACCAGCGCAACCGGGAATGTAGAGGAAACCGTCAGTCGCAGTTGTCGCAATAGCAGCAGAACCAAGCACCAAGCTATTAGAGGAATTGAGCGTCAACGCAGTAGATCCATTTATCAGCGCAACCAAATTGTTTCCGCTAGATCCAATCTGGACACGAGTGTAACTGCTAGTCGCGGAGTCAGCGAATGACAGAAGCGAATTGGCACCACCCGTTTCGATGATTCCACCAAGAGTAACCGCTCCAGCTTTAGAGTGGAATCTCGCACTCGGCGTAACCCCCACGCCGACGTTGCCGGGGGAATCCAGCGTCATCCTAGCGCCCCAATTGCTTCCGTTATGCGTCCAGAACTGAAGCCCTTCAGTTCCATTTCCGTAAGCGGCGCAAATGATACCGTTGTTTGTGGTGTTGTTGTAACCAAGCAAAACACCTTTTGCAGATGAAAGTGCAGTGTCGCTAAAATTAGCCGTGATATTGAACTGACCGTCGTAAGTGGCACCACCAAGAACAGCGAAGCGCGCATTTCCAGTTGAACTACCGGGAATCGTCCCCACGCCCAGCCCCGTGGAGTTCAGGGTCATGGCGGTGGAGCCGCCGACGGACCAAGTGGCAGTACCGTCAGAACCAATACGATAACGCTCGCCAGAATTGACGTTGAAAATTAGCGGTTGCGCTCCAGTGCTGGTAAGCTGATTGAACCCGCTAGAAGCATTTGCAGTAAGCGAAATGCCATTGCCAGATGCATCGTAAAAACGGGCAACTTCGCCATACGTTGCAGCAGCAAGAGCAACATGGAATCTAGTCGCAGGACTCGCGGTTCCAACACCAACCCGATCATTCGCCGAATCCACCTTCAGCGTCGAGGTATCCACCGTCAGATCGCCGGTGATGGTGGCGGAGGCGAGGGTGGCGGTGCCGCCAGCACCAAGAAGCTGATTGAGCGTGACCTTCTTAGTTGTTCCGGTCGCGGCCATCGACGTGTCTGAAACGTCCACCAACACAAGCGGATCGTTCGCGGGATCGGTAGAAGCTCCGATGCTCGTCAGGGCTGTAATCTTAGAGTCTGCCATAGGTCAGGAAGTTAGTCGGTGGAGAGTGAGAAAACGATTTTAGAAGTGCCGTCCTCTTGGAGAACGAATGACGTGCCGTCCTCCTGCAACATCCAACGGTCCATAGCAGGATATGCCACCTCAATGGCATCATCCGACGTGGACAGTTGCAGTGAGAGCGCGAGTGTCATCAGGTGGTGGCGCGAGCGAAGTAGGCGATGACCGCACCAGATGTCAGCGTAAAGCTGGAGATCTTACCCACGATGGTGATGCCAGCGGGAATGGTGGTTCCGCTCCAAGTGCCGGTAATACCAGTGCCAGCAATGGACGAAATCACGGTCGCGGTGATGGTCTGGATTGCGATGTAACCGCTCGTCTGAGCGGATGTGCCGGTGACCAGAGTGAAACCCTGATGACCCATCGAATCCTGCGTTGCTACATCGGTCTGGTAAGCGGACATTTTGAGATCTGGTTAGAGGGGAGGCCCCCGGAACTTTCCAGTGGCCTCCCCAATTTTAGGTTCAACCTTTACGAACTTTCGGTGCAACGCTGCCCTGTATCCACAGGATCAGCTTCGTGCCCTCTGCAATCTTCGCGGTGTTGAAGTCTTCGCGCTGGGCGGCAGCGTCGACTTCGGGACCGGCGACAATCTTAGATTTGCCGCTCTTGTCCACCGAGATGGTCGTGGCGATTCTCATGGGTCAGCCTTAGGCGGTGACGAGAACCTCGGCCTGCGTGGTGTCCGCGGCGGCGGCACCGAACATGATGTCGTAGGACGCCATGTGGCTGCGGCTCGCCCGGCTGTACCAGACCGACAACAAGCAGCTCAGGCCGTTGTTGGTGGTCACCGTGCGCTGCTCGATGAACTCGCCGGCGATCATGCCGACCGGGAGGCCCGCGGCGATGGCGATGGAATCCGGGCCGCAGACGAAGCCAACGGCGTTGGTCTCGGCCGAGGTCCAGCGGTTGTTCTCGGCGATCACGTCGAACCCGAACCGGCCGTTGGCGAGCTGGTCGAACCGGCCATCCGGGAAGTAGTTCGCGGCGCCCGAGAACTGCAGGCGGGCCAGGTGGCCACCGTCGAGGATCAGGTTCTTCGAGCGGTAGTTCTTGGCGAGCGCCAGGATCGCAGGCAGATCCGAGGTGTCGAAGTTCGCAGCCGTGCCGATCACGGTGGCGGCGCCGTAGTTGCCGGAGACCATCAGAGCAGTCAGCACGTCGCTGATGCCGTAGGCGAACAGGTCAGCAGAACCCGCGGCCAGGTCGGCCAGGCTGAAGCCCTGGTTGAGCTCCTGCTGGGTCACGGTGAAGTTCTTCGAGATCTGGTTCACGGTCACCGAGGTGGCCGCCAGCGTGCTGTCGTTGTTGGTCTCCCAGGAGGTCGGGTTGGTCTGGGCCGCGGTGCCGGTGGTGTACTTCTTCACTTGCACGGTGGCGCGGGGGCGCAAGTTGTCCAGGCCGACGTTGCGGGAGAACGCGGAGACCAATGCCAGCCGGTTGGCGGCCACGGTGATCACGGCGTCGGCGAGGTAGTCGACCACGAGGCCAGAGGCGAACGTGTTGGCGTTCTGCGGGGCGTGGATCGCGCTCTGGCGCAGCAGCTCGCTGTGGTTCTGGATCAGCCAGGAGCGGCGATCAGCACCAGCCTGCAGCTTCTTGTGAGCCTCGAGCAACGGGTTGCCGAGGTTCTCGATGCGGGCCGGGGCGATGGGCTCCGGGGCCGGGGCGGCGGTGGGGGCCTTGGCGCTGATGGCAGCGGCGACGGCCTTGGCGACGATGCTCTCGATGGACGAGGCATCCAAAGTAGCGGTCGGCGCAGTAGGAGCGGCCGCCACCACGGTGTTGGATTCAGTCATGTTGTGTGGTGTCTGCTGTGATGTCGGCGCGGTTGTCGCGCCATCTGCGGCAGCGGGAGTGCTGGCCGTAGAAAGTTTGTCCTCGGGCTCGGATAGCTCTTCTTCCTGGTCGATCTGAGCGGCGAGTGCGTTGAACCAGTCGCGTCCGGCGGCGCCTCCCCACAGGTTGGCAGCCACGTCGGCTGGTGTATTGGCCTCTGCTTCGAGGAAACGGTCATTGCGCGCCCACCAGGCGACAGCCCGTTTCACCTTTTCGATGCTCGGCTCTTCGCCCTTGGCCATGTTGCGGGCGTCGATCACGGTGGCCTCTTCGAGACCATCGCCACCGAGGCCGGCTTCGTATTGCTGGATACCGCGTTCGAGGTTGCGACGAACGGTGGGCGGTGCGGAGCGGGTCACCGCCCGCGGATGCCAGCAGGCAGCCATGGCGGGCAGCTCGGTCATGCAGTCAGCCAGGCCGAAAGCCACAGCCTCCTGGGCGGTGAACCAGGTCTCGGCCGCCATGGCCGCTCGGATCTGAGCCACCGGCTTTCCGGTGCATTTGGCGTAGATACCGGCGAGCACCTCGGCGTGCTGATCCAAGGCGCCGGCCATCTTGCGCATATCGTCGGCCGTACCGGCAACCATGCCGGACGGGTCGTGAATCATAAACAGCGCCGCGTCGGAGATCTCAACGGTGTCTCCGGCCAGAGCGATGATCGAAGCGATTGAGGCCGCGATGCCGACCACCCTGGTGGTCACCTGGGCATTTCGGCCGCGCAGCATATTGTAGATGGCCAGACCATCCCAGACGTTGCCGCCGGGGCTGTTGATCTCGACCACCAGCGGGCCAGGGCCGACAGACTGCAGAGCATCGGAGAAGGCCTTGGCCGAAACACCGGAGCCACCGAACCAGTCCTCGCCGATCTGGTCGAAGATCTGGATCATGGCGGGCTCAGTCGCCGCCGCTCGGGGCTGGTAGGAAAGCCAGTTTGTGACCTTGGTCATGTCGTCTTCGATTTAGGTTTCCGCTTTTTCGGCGCCTTGGCAATAACCTGCTGACTAGGTTCAGCCGGGATTTCTTCAGGCATGGTGCCGGTGGGCTCGGCCTCAGGCGTCGGCTCGGCCGGTTCAGGCGCGATTGGGAGCTTCTGGGCGGTCGAGATCTCGGAGACGTCGATGCCGTACTTCACGGCCAGATCCCGAATGTGCTTGGCCTGCTGCGCCTTGGCCTCGAGGGCCGAGCGCCAGTCGATGCCGCGGGCGCCGTAGATCTCGTCGTAGGTCGTCACACCGGCCTCGAGCTCGGCGAGCTGGGCGGCCGAGTTGCGGCCAACGTCGACATTGGGGGCCCGGGGCGCCTGAATGGCTACCTCGTACCAGTCGTCCGGCGAATCCTGCAGGCTGGGATCGACGCGGATGGCGTATTCCATGACGTACTCCCAGATCCGCCGGGCGGCCGAGGCCATCACCTGGTGTCGGCTTCGGAACCATACCGACGACATATCCAAAGCGCCGCGGTACACGGTGCCCTGCATTCCCTCGGGAAAAACCAGAACGTAGGGGATGCCAACACCGGCGCACACCTTCTCGGTGAGCTGGCGCCAGTATTCCCGCATATTGACGTTGGGGCGGTCGGCTTGGAACTGCTCGAACTCGTCGCCGCTCTTCAGAACCTTGACGGTCGAACCGAACACGTTCTCGTAGTAGGTCTGAGCCGTGCCTTGTGAGCCAGCCACACCGGATCGCAGGCTGGTGGCCTGCACCTCGCCGGAGGCCGTCTTGATGACCTGGGCCACGCTCGAGGCGAGCTTGCAGCTTTCCATCTCGAGCTTCTGCAGGTCGTCGAGATCGTGCAGGTCGTTGATCACGCACGCAACGAAAGGCAGGCCGCGGAGCTGGCCGGCACGCTGGGCCTCGTAGATGTGAATAATCGAGTCGGACGAGATCGACCGGATGTCCTGGAGCTGGCCCTGCTGTGATTCCTGCCCGATGTAGTAGGACAAGGCCCGGCCGGTCTTGGTGTCGAACCGGACGCCATCGAACACGTCGACGTCGTTCTCCTTGCCATTCGGAGTGGCCACCTGCTGCGGCTCGATGAGCTGCAGCCGGGGGCGCCCGGAGTCGCCCTTGGTCAGGAGGATAAAGGATTCGCCGTCGTAGAACCACCCGCGGGCAGCCAATGACATCAGGGTTCCGAACGATTGCCGACTGCCGATGTCCGGGTAACGGCACCAGGTATCCCACCAGCGCTTCGCCCGGAGGTTCCAGTCGGGGTCAGAGCTGGCCGGTTGAACCGAGAAATTGCTGCCGACGGTGTAGTTCTCGAACAGGTCACCGAGGCGGTTCATCACCGCATTGTTCTGCTCGAAGAACCGGCTTTTCCGCACGATCTGCTGCCGGGTCGAGGCCGTGACATCGAACCGCACCGAGGTGTAGGACGTATCGAGGAACGAACGGCGGATCGAGTTGGCCGCCCCCTCGTAACGATCAACGGGCTGTGACCTGAGCTTCTGCAGGATGTTGGCGAAGATTCCCATCAGGTCATTCCGGTTCTAAAAGTGCCTTCGCGTCGGAAGTTCGAGAAGTCACCGCCGTAGGACGTGGCCGCGATCAGCACCACGGTCATCAGCTTGTTGTAAATCTGGGCATCGGTCGGGTTGGAGATGCCATCCTGGCCGAGGTAATACACGGCCAGATCGTAGTCGTTCAGCAGGCTTTCCCACATCTCGACCATCTCGGAAGGTGTCGGGCCGCCCTTGCCGGGCTCGGCGAACTCGACCGACACATCCGAGGATGAAGTCGATCGGACAATCTGGCCGGACTCGATGACCGAGGAGGCCGCGATGGACTTGGCCGATAGGGCAGCCAGAAGCGTCGAACCTCCGAGGGCCGAGTAAACGGCCCGCAGGTAGGAGCGCTTGATGGCAACGGTGAACGTGAACACCCGGCGGGAGAATGCATCTTCCGGGTGCCGGTGCAATAGGTTAGCAGAACATCATGTTTCGGCAGCCTGCACCAGGTCGTTCCAAAGCATTACCATGGCGAGCTGCATGATCTCGCAGTCGTGCAGGTGGTCCGGCCACTTCTGGTTGCGCTTGGTCCAGACGTGTTTGATCCGGCCCGCACGATTGGCCACCGGCCGGAGCTGATGGCTGTCGAGATGGCGCCAATACAGCTCCTGGTCGGCCAGATAGGCGCCCTCGGCCTCGAGCACCGGAGGCGTCGGATAGACGCCCCACTCACGGTCGATGTCGCCCTTGCGCAGGCGGGACAACATATCGCGCAGGTGCTCCGTGTCGAACACCAGGAGGGGCTGCACCACGTCGGTGCGCATCGAGGATGACGTCGACAGGCCGAACGGGTGCACCGTGCCGCTCTGGGCGGTGAACCGGGCGCCGGTCTCCCGGCCCTTCAGTGGCAACCACCCGATGATCATGGGCTTGCGCAGGCCCCCTTCGGGCGGGTACCGGAGGCCGCACGGGTAGGTGATTGGGTTGCTGCTTATTGAAGAGAAGGCACCACAAGCATCATAAACCGCCTGTGTATTAAAGCCTGAGTCGATGCCGACATCCATGTCGTGCACCTCGAGCGCGATCTGCACCCGCCGGAGCGCCGCGAAATCATCGGCATGGCCCGCGGCGATCAGCGTGGAGTTTCCGTCCTTCCATTCCCGGCACACCCACCACAGGAACGGCGCCACGGCCTGCACGTCGGCGGTCAGATACCGGCGGCCGCCGTCGAGCTTCACTTCGACCGATGTTTCCGGGCGCTCCTGCTGCACGTCCTGCTGCTCCCATGGCTCAGCCAGATTTCCATTGATGAAACCCTGAAGCCCGCCCATTGACTGCTTGGCCTCAATGAAAGCCACGGCGAGGTGACCCCAGGTGCATTTGCGGTCGGGGCTGTAGAGGCTGGAAAGATGGTAGGAGCGCACGCCGGGCAGCGCCCCGGGATTTTCCGGGATCCACCGGCCATGGCGCAGTGCCGCCACCTTGTGGGCATCGGTGATCTTTCCCTGGCAGAGCTGGCAGATGTAATGGGCCGAGGCTCGTATTTTCGAGAGGTCATGCTTGCCGTCCTCGGTCTTGTGGTCCTCCCATGTCACCTGGCGCCACTCCAGTCGGATATATTCCCGGCAGTGCGGGCATGGCAGGTAGAACCGCCGCTGGTCGCCGCGGAGGAAGCGCTGCCAGATCCGCCCCTCCACCACGGTCGGCGTCGATGTCATGAAGGCCTTCGACGATGAGAACGATTTGAGGCGCTGCTCGGCCAGGTCGAGTGCGTCGGCTTCTTTGGCCGTGGCCTCGGCGAACTTGTCCACCTCGTCGGCGATCAGCACCCGAACCGGGCGGCTGGCCAGGTTGGCCGGGCTGTTGGATCCGACAAAGGTTAGAGTCGACCGCGTGAAGTTCTGCTCGAGGTTGGTGATCTTGTCGGCTTCGGCCGGAAAGCATTCCAGCATGGCCGGGCTATCCTCGAGCATCGGGAGCCACCGAGACTTCGAGAATGAACGGGCGAGGTTCTCGGTCGGCATCAGCCACAGGGCCGGGCTCGGCTCATTGGCGATCAGCCAGGACAGGCCGGCCATCAGGGTGGTCGTTTTCGAGGTCTGCGATCCCCAGCAGAGCGTCACCTCGGACACGCTGGTATCCTTCCAGCATTCCATTGGCTCCCGGGTGTACGGCCGCACCGAGGTGCTGAATGGGCCCGGGTGCTCGGTCTGCCGGGCGGTCAGCCGGAGGTTGGCCTCGGACCATTCAACCACCGTCTGCACCGGGGTCGGCTTGTAGAGGTTCCGGCGGTAATCGAGCAGGTTGCGCTGCAGGTCGGTCAGGCTTTCCATGGGTCGGTGTTGTGAAGGGTTTTTAGCGCCACCTCTTGCACCCAGCGGGAGAGCTCGCGCTCGGCGTGCTCCGGGTCGTGCGGTGCGATACGGCCGGAGAGTTGTTTCGGCATTGCCTTCAGCAGGGACGCCACGGCGCCGTCATGCTCCTGCATGACCTTCCGCACCCAGTCGCCGGAGACCAGTCGCCGTTCCTTCTCGGCCTGGGCGATCACCTCGTCCCGAGATGACGTCAGGTTCTTTGCCGCGGTGGCGTGGATGGCCACAAGGCGGGCTGCATCGGCCCGGCGGCCGCGCAAGGCCTGCACCGCCAGATCGTAGGCCGCACGCTCGATCTCCTTCTGGCGCTCGTAGGCGCCTTGTGGCGAGTCGGCGGCCGCGGTTGCGGTGTCGACAGGCTGCGCGGCTTCCTCGGGCCTGTAGGGGCCTTCCTGCTCGATGGCGGGTTCTTCCTGATCAAAGGCGCCGGGTGGTGGAGTCTTGTTCCTGGCGCGGATGTTTTTCTGGCGCCATTCGTCGGCAGCCTCCGCGCTGTGCAAAGGCATCCCGCGCGACACAAGCTGGGTGACGTAGCCAGAGGTCAGGCCCGAATGGATTCGATATTCCTTCTGGGTCATGGCTGGAGAGCGTTGCGGATTTCCTCTGGGATCATCGAGTCAGGCAACGTGGCCGCGTACTGCAGCGCCCGGAACACGCCATCCCGCCGGCTGTCCAAGTGATTTGGCACGCAATAGGCCACGAGCTGCTCAGGCGGGGTGCCCCGTTTCATCAGGCGAATGAACCAGGCGGTGTTCGCCAGGCCGTACTGGTCGATCAAGAACTTAATGTGTTGTGGCATCTTTTTTATTGTATTGTCGACTTACTCACTCGGGAAGGAAGGGGTCTCGCGTTCACC